CTCACAGTGTTCTATTATCAGCCTATAGACGACGGCAGGATGAGGTAGTGGCTGTAGCGCTGCAACAGGCTTATCCGCGCATGGGCTTGATACTGAGCGCAGCCCGCGCTCTGGATAACACGTATCTATTCGGCGATACGTATCCCATAGTATTCCAGCGAGTAGTCGAGATACTCAGCGATTCTAGCGGTCCATTCCAAGAGGGTCTACTGGCCATAGCAGCTACTCTCACTGCTAGTCGTCTAATAGCCTCCATTCCTATTGATGCTAATGTTAAGAATATAACGCTAGCGGAGAATCTAGAGAAGGCGGCTATAACCGATCTAGAGCGTATCATAACTCTCTATAAGGATGGTTTAGTATCAGGAGACGGGGCACGAGAGCTAGATATTGATAAGGAGCGCACTCTCTACTTTGCACTCAATCTCGACCTAGGCTCACTATCCTATTCTGACTTCACATCTATTAACCTAGATACGAGCCGGCCCAACTCACCAGTACGTCAATTAGAGACACTGCATATAGATAGCGATAACTATAGCTATGTATATCTCTACTTATCTAATAAAACGGGCCCCACCGATGGATACGTAGTAAGTAACTCTAGTGCGGTAGATGTCATAGTGCCTATGGTAGATGGCTATACTATTCACGACGTCATATCTAGTGTCACTATGGCTATTAATAATGCTACGCTAGGCGCACTAGACTGCACCAACCTATTGGTGGGCCCTAATAGTAAGAGGCCCCGCTCCGTACAACTAGACATAGATAGTAAGAGTTATTTCCCGAATGAGTTACCTAAGCGCACGAAGGCCTCTGTATGGTTCGAGACGGTAGGTATGAGTATGGGAGTACGGCGCCACGATGCCACTATTGGTAAAGAGCTGGTGATAATGTCGGCCCATACTATAGCGCTTAGCGTTATATTACCAGGCTATCTAGGCGAGTGGGCCGCAAGCTCTACATACGCTATTAGTAGTATAGTCAGATATAATGGCCTATTCTACCGAGCGCTAGTAGCAGGTCTAAATCCAGCTCCTCCCAGTGCACGGTGGGAAGTTGTTACTATAACTCCTGCCGTGGCTATAGCAGCCCGTACCTCTAGTGAGTATCACATCCCAGGGCTACTCCATAGTACGGAACCCGACTTTAGTTCTATGGGGGAATGGGGGAGTCGTTCTCTTATACTCGAGGTCAAGGAGGGCAATTATAAGGCTATGGAGCCCACACCGACTACCGATTATGAGCTCAATACGTTTTACTTCAGAACTACGGGCCCCTTAGAAGGGACCGTACGACTTCGTATTAGTAGTAGTCAGCCTACGGAAGAGAGTTATACATTCTTAGATACGGACGATACATTACTCATAGAGGTAAATGGTTTAACACCTATGGCACTAGTAGAGACTCTACTACAGGCTACATACTCTATAAGCCCTTACACGGGGGTACTAGGCGCTATACATATTGATAGAGATGGCGTGCCGGGCATAACCTTCACGTCTTTCAGAGAGTCAGCTCTTGAGATAAGAGAGATAATCGATCTACTAGCAGGAGATGATGGCTTCCCTAGCAAACTCGAGGTAGGAGTAGGAGATGAGGTAGCCAATAGATCAGCCTATACAACGAACCCCCGCTCTCTAATCATAATGGCTAAGAAGCAAGATAACTTGAATGAGATTAAGGCCGCCATACTAGACCCTAATAAGGGGGGCGGTAAGGTAGTTAGAGTAACTACAGGAGATATGAGCCCGCGCCTCCAGGATGTATTTGACCGTCTCAGGAGACTAAAATGACAGATCTCAGGATAGAGAACTCACTATACGACATCAGCCGCCGTCTATTCGCATATTTATCTAATCACCCCCTACTCTACTACCCACTAGTAAAGCACCCTGTCACTGGAGACGTAGTGAATATAGAGTACTGGAGACAGGCAGCGGGACTAGCCACACAACCGGGCCTCGTTTGTTCTATATTCCCTAATAACGAAGCGGAAACTAGCACACCTCATAGCTCTATGGGTTATGAGGTTAGTAGTGTATATAAGCCCCATACTATGGGAGGAATGGGGGGCTACGAACAGGCCTGCTTTAACTTCATAATACGGTTCTCTATGCAAGAGGTTAGCTTCGATGATCTCGATATAGAAGAGTGCCCTATACTTATAACTGATAATTTAGAACCACGCTTGCAAGAACCCATAGTATCTACTGCTAGGCTGGCTATTAGTCCTCCACTAGCTATTATCAGTAATTACATGGAGCTAACGCGCCTTGCATTATACGATAATGAACACAGCATAGCGCTACCAGGCGATAATATACAGGTACTGAGTAGTAATTACTCAACTAGTAAGTGGGAGGACAATGGTAACGTTTACTTTCATCAGGGTAGTCTATTAATAGCTCTAGATAGCTACGTCAGCAAGGGCTGGCGGGATAGATTAAGACAACCCTTAGAGAGATTTACCATACTAGATCCTACTTGAGTCTATCTAATAACTGATAAGACTACTAAGTCCCTACGGATATATAGATAAATGGCTCGCGCCCCCTTTATAGAATTTCAAGATACTAATGTAGGTTTAGCCTTGCCGCGGCCGAACGTATTGAATCGGATCGCCATCATAGACCGATTTAATCGGGGGCCGGCTAACCTCCTGACCTACATTGGTAACTTCTCGGACTTTGCGTATCGCTATGGCTCCGACACTAGTCCAGGTTCATTACAGTACCAGGCTGTATATGATCAATTCACTAATCCAGAGGATGCTAACATTGCCCTAGTACGAGTTACTGGTCGGGGCCGCCCTGCTTCTGCATCCCTCACATTCTCTGGTGTAGCGAGAGTTAATAACACTCTCAATATCCACACCAATTTCGTGGGAGAGGTCATTGCTCGCGAGGATGCAGCTGCTGATATAGCGTGGCCTACGCTCACTAATACTGCCGTAGCGCCTGTAGTCAATAGTAAAGAGACAGTAGCCGCAGAGGGCCCGTATACTGGTTCTACCAGTGGCCGATATTTCCTTCGTGTTGATGATGTCGATGCTGGTGTAGCTACTATTAAATGGCAATTTGTACCACTGGGTCAGAATCCACTTAACTGGGCAGCTGTCACTACGAATATTAGTGTTAATATCGCTGCTGGTGTAGGTAGTTCTAGTAACATTCTCATCCCACTAACTAGTAATAACATCAGAGTTCGTTTCGGCACTGTAGCCGGTGCAGCCCTCAATATAGTAGAGGGTAATAGCTGGAGTATTAGAGTTAACAAGTATGTAGTCTCTGTACCCATCTCCAGTGGCAACCTACCTAACCAGATTGTCACTAGTCTGATCAATGCCTCTACAGGTGTGGAGCCCTTTGGTGAAATTACTCGTAACTCTCAGGACAACGGAGTAGTCATTCAATTAGAGCCCTCCCTCACTGGTTCTATCAGCAATCGCTTCTCGTTCTACGTAGAGGCAACTGATAACACCACTAATAGAGGATTTACCACTAGCCCTGCATTAGTCACTACTACTCTGAATCCCTCTACTCATTTCACTTCATTCCAGGGCGGATTGGATGGTCCTCGTAGCGCATTCCGTGATTTCTATACCTTCAATGGTACCCCTCTCCTGCGTCTCCAGGCAGCCAGCGAGGGTAGCTGGGGTAATCAAGTTACGGTTAGTATCTATCCTGTGAGTAATAGCGAGTTTCGCCTTACTGTACAAGACCTAAATGGTAGTGCCTTCAACCCGCCTCTCGCTGATGAAGTTTACACTGTTAACTTAGAGGATACAAACGAATCAGGTGAATTAAATGCACTCCTAGATTCGAAGTTTATCCGAGGTTTCTTCTTACCTAAGTCCATCGACTCTATTAATTACGACGCTACTTTAGTACGTCAGTCACCGCTGAGACTAGCCCCGCCTGACGAGAGTGAGACTGATGTTGAGAACCCTACCCACGTGGACTTTTATGGTCCTAATGTGTTGACGGATGTAACACTAGAGAATGGATACGATGGGCCTCCTGTAACTAATGATGACTATGTTAGCATCATCCATACCCTAGAGAACCAACCTGTGCATATTCTCTTAGTGGGCACTACTAACGTAGGTGTTCAGCAGGCTCTTATTACTGAAGCCGAACGTGCTCGTGATAGTGATGGTCTTCGTATAGCAGTATTAGCTGCTCCTCCGCGCACTACCCCTACTCTGTCTGCCAGTGTTACACGTGGATTCAACTCCACCCGTGCGGTTATGGTAGCAGGCTGGTTTACGTACGCTGGCCAACCTAATAGTAGTCGCTATGGCGTGCCTGGTGCTGCTGTTTACGCAGGTAAGTTAGCCTCTATTGACTTTTATGTCAGTCCTGCAGCGCGGTCTCTTGTAGGGTCTCTCCTTAACATCATAGAGTGTGATACTGATAACTATACCAGCCGCAGCAATCAGGACATCTATTCAGCTGCGCGGTTAGAGGTACTGAGTCTGGATTCAGTTGACCGTACCTACCGCTTTGCTAGTGGTGTTACACTATCTACTGATCCTGCATGGGAGCGTATATACTTACGCCGGGCTCACGACGTTGTTAGGCAGGGGGCGCACGCTATCCTACGGAATTATGTGGCTATGCCTAATAGTCGTTTAGTCCGTAATCAGATGGCCGCTGCTCTTAATGCCTTTATGGGCGAGCTCAAGCGGAATGGCAGCATTGTTAGCTTCCGACCTGCCATCATCGATAGCAGCAATAATAGCACAGCGTCTTACTTTAGCCGCGAACTATACGTTAGTTTACAATTCCAGCCCCTCTATAGCGCGGATTATATCTACGTGACGATTAGCCGCGACACAGAAACCAGTCCCTTAGGCGAGTAATATAATGTCATCTAAAGATGCTCTTTTCCTCACTCCTGCTGTCAATAACTTTGGTCTCGATCCCTTTAGTGGGTTTGACTTCGAGGTCTGGGTTAATGACACTAGTAGCGGACAGGTTGCCTGGTTCGGTAAGTTCCAGTCCCTGACGCTCAGTATTAGAAATTCGACTGAGACCTATTTAGAATTAGGCCAGCGCGTACCTGTCTATCTAGACGGGGAATATAACATCGCGTGGGTACTAGAACAAGGTTTAGTTGATGGTGAATTTATGGGCCGCACGTTCGGCACTAAT